GGCGTGAAATCGGTTGAGCCAAAGATCATCGAGGATCTGCGCAAGAGCGCGAAGCTGGGCTTGAAAAACCCGAATGCGATTGTTGCAGGTTTGGAGCGCGCCGGAATCACCGGCATGCTTGCCGTCCGCAAGCTCATCGTTTCGCAAGAAGGCTTCAAGGATCTCGACAAGAAGACCATCAAGGCGCGCCAACGCGACGGCTTCAAGGGAACAAAGGCGCTGATCCGCTCCGGGCAATATCTGAACTCGATCCAATCTGTGGTGCGCGCAAAATGACGGTCGATGTTTCAGAGCTGATGGACGATCCGGACTTTGTGAGCCCGGATCCGGTCACGCTCATCCGGCGCTCGTCCAATGTCAACGGCTTTGGCGAGAATGTTTTGACGGAAGTCGTCACGCCGATCACGGCCATCATTCAGGCCGGGCCGGGCGATATGCTTGAGAGGCTTCCAGACGAAGCCAAGCTCACACGGATGATCCGGATCTGGACGCGGACCGTGTTGATGGCTGAGTCGCCCGGTGGCTACGCGGACGTGATCACGTGGCAAGGCGCGCGGTGGCAACTGATGCCCGTGCAGTATTGGGGCAATTGGGGCCAAGGCTTCACGCAAGCGCTCGCGACTTACGAAGGGGTCAGCCAATGAGCACGAGCGCAACTGGTGGCGTTCTGACCACAACCTTGCCCGATCTCGTCGCGCTGCGCCGTTTCTTTCAAGGGTTGATCGCCGGAATCACTGCTTTGCCCGGCAATATGGTGCGCCCGCGTTTCCAAAAGGATCCGCCACCAATGCCCGGCATCGACGTGGACTGGTGCGCGATGGATCTTGCAAATCGTCGCGCGGACGCGAGCGCTTATGTTAAAGAAGACGCGGATGGCGAAGGCGCTCAACTCGTGCGGCACGAGATCGTTGATGTCATCTGTTCTTTTTATGGACCAAACGGCTCAAGCTACGCGGAAATTTTGCGCGATGGATTGCAAGTTTCGCAAAATCGCGAACCGCTTTTCATCGCTGGCATGGGATTGCAGCGAGTCGGAGAAACAACGAGCGTTGGGGAGCAGCACAACCAGCGATGGTATGAGCGTTCCGACATCACGCTATCAATCAGCAGAGAGACGGGCAAAGTGTACCAAATTCTTTGCTTCACAGGCGTAATCGGCGCGATAATCACAGAAACCATGACCTTGCCATTTGAGGTCGAATCTCCCTAAAGGAAAACATCATGGCCCAAGCCCTTCCAGTCGGTCGCCTTGTTCGCGTAAGCATCAACCTTCAACCACTTGCGGCAGCGCGTCGTGGTTTTGGAACGCTGCTCGTGATTGGCAACAGCTCCGTCATCGACGGATCTGAGCGCATCCGCTCTTACACAACGCTCGATGCCGTTGCAACAGACTTTGGCTTGTCGTCCGACGAGTACAAAGCGGCATCGCTGTACTTCGGTCAGACGCCACGGCCTGACAAGCTCATGATTGGCCGCTGGCTCGAAAACGACGCCTCCGGATTCCTCAAGGGCGGCATCCTGAATCTGTCGCAGCAAGCGATCAACGGCTTCAACCTCGTTACAGCAGGCTCCATGCTGGTGACGGTGGACGGCGTTTTGCAGACCTTGACGGCGATGGACTTCAGCGGCGCGCTGAACCTCAACGCGGTTGCGACGATCGTCAATGCAGCGCTCGCCGGATCCGCGATCTGCGTGTGGGACGGCGAGCGTTTCAAAATCACCAGCACCAGCGCGGGCGCGGGCAACAAGGCATCGGGCACGATCACGCTGACCGGAAACCCAGCGCCTGCCGATACGCTGACCGTCAACGGAACTGTTGTGACGTTCGTCGCTGCTGGCCCGGTCGGAAATCAGGTGTTGATCGGCGCGACTTCCGCAATCACCGCTGCGAATTTGCAAGCCTTCCTCGCCGCTTCCGCGAACGTCGGCATTGCGGCTGCAAGCTATTCCACTGTTGGCCTTGTGACGACCGTCACCCACGACAACGTTGGCGTCGCAGGCAACGCATTCACGCTGGCCGAAGTCAGCGCTGCAATCACGATCTCCGGCGCGACGCTCACAGGCGGCACTGAGATCTCTTCCGTCAGCTACGGCAGCAATCACGCTGTTGGTCAGCCGATCGCAGAGATGTTCAAGCTCACAGACGGCTTGGCCAATGCGCCTGTTCCCGGCGCGGATGCAGAAGAGCCTGTGGACGCCGTTCTGGCGCTCGCCAACATCAGCGGCGCGTGGTATGGCTCGATGTTCTCTGCTGAAATCACCGACAGCCAGCATCTGGCCGTTGCGGAGTTGATCGAGGGGTTGAACCTTTCCCGGATCTACGGCGTGACGATCACAAACACTTCCGTGCTCGATGCGGTTGTGACCAACGATCTGGGCTCGCAGCTCAAGGCGCTCAACCGTCGCCGCACGACGGCCACTTATTCGCCCAATCCTGTTGCGATTGCGGCCGCATTCGGGCGCGCCTTCTCCGTCAACTTCAACGCCAACCGCTCCACCATCACGCTGATGTGGAAGCAGATGCCCGGCATCATCGCTGAGCTGTTGTCGGAAACGCAAGCGCTGACGCTGAAAGACAAGCGCGTCAACGTTTATGCCGAATACGAAAACGACACCGCCATTTACCAATACGGCACGATGTGCGGTGATGCGTACTTCGACGAGATCCACGGCCTGGACTGGTTCAAGGATGCGCTGCAAAATGCGGAGTACAACTTGCTGTACCAAAGCAAGACAAAGATCCCGCAAACCGATGCCGGCATGAACCAGATCGTGACCACTGCGGCAGGCGTTTGCGAAGAAGCCGTGAACAACGGCCTCGTCGCGCCCGGCCAGTGGAATGCGGACGGCTTTGGCCAACTGGAGCGCGGCGATACGTTGCCCAAGGGTTACTACATCTACGCCCAGCCGATGGCCCTGCAGAACCAAGCCATTCGCGAGACGCGCGTTGCGCCTCCGATGCAAATTGCGCTGAAGCTCGCTGGCGCTATCCACGAAATCGACGCTATCGTTGATGTCAACCGTTAACTCGAAAGGCAAATAAATCATGAGCACTTACAGCTTTTTGGACATCGTTGCGGCGATGGACGGTCCGGGCGGATCCATCAACCTTGGCGCGGGCGCGGGCGCGGCGGAAGAGGGCATCACCATCGAGTCCGTCAACGACAAGAACACGATGACCAACGGTGCGGACGGATCCGGCATGCACTCGCTGCGCGCGGACAATTCCAAAACGGTGACCGTGCGGCTTCTCAAGACATCGCCGACGAATGCGCTGTTGATGAACATGTACAACTACCAAACCATGTCGAGCGCCACCCACGGCAAGAACACGATCTCGATTCGTGACACCGCTCGTGGGGACTCCATCACACTGGAGAAGGTCGCCTTCAAGCGCCCGCCAAACATCGAGTACCAAGTTGAAGGCGGCATCAACGAGTGGCAATTTGACGCGATCGACAGCAGCACCGTTCTGGGCGTCGGAACTCCGGAGGCTTAAGCGATGTTGAGCTTCGAAGTCTCCGGTAAAAACTATTCTGCGGACAAGTTGGACGCTATGAAGCAGTTCCACATCGTCCGCAGAATGGCTCCGATCGTCGCCGGGCTGCTGCCTACGGGCGTGGCCTTGAAAGACATGAACACCTTCTTGCAAAAAGAAGTCTCATCCGTTTTGCCGGGCTTGGCCGAAGCGCTCTCGAAGCTCAAGGACGAGGATGCGGAGTTTGTGTTGTACGGCCTGCTGTCCGTGGTGAAGCAGGAGCAACCCAACGGTTTGGGGTGGGCTCCGGTTGTTAAGGGCTCATCGTTGATGTTTCAAAACATCACGATGCCGGATCTGATCAAGATCGCCTTCAAGGCGGGACAGTACAACTTCCAGGATTTTTTGACCGCGCTTCCCCAACCTTCAACCGGCGCGAAGTAGAAACCAAAAGGCCGATCGATTGGGTCGGCCTGCCCGGTGGGGAGGGCTGGATGCTTCGGCCAGTCGGCAGGGGTTGGTGCAAGTATGAATCCTTGATCGACGGCACCCTGTCCTTGGCAGACGTGGCCCTGATGAACGATGCGATCGATTGTCAGGACGAGAATGAACGAAGGTTTCAGGAGGCCAATAAGTGAGCACGGAAACGATCAAAGAGTTTCTTGTCGGACTTGGCTTCCAGGTTGATGAGAAGAGCCTAGGCAAATTCAACACAGGCATCATGAAGTCTGGCGTCGCAGTCGTGGCGCTTGGCCAGCTCGCTGCGGACGCGGCGAAGCAAGTTGCTGCAGCCGTTACCGAACTTCTCAACGTCAACCGTTACGCGGAAGAACTCGAAAAAATCAACGATGTTTCTGAGCGCACCAAGGTTGCCGCTGAGGACATTTTCCGCATGGGCTATCAGGCTGAGCAGACGGGCTCAGACATGGGCGCGCTCACATCTTCCCTCACAACGCTGACCACCAATGCAGGCCTCGCCGCGATCGGCATGGGCCGCGCGAAGAAGGTCTTTGAAGAGATCGGCTTGGACGTGAAGGACAGCAACGGCGAGCTGAAAGAAACGACCGTGTTGATGGAAGAGATCCGCCAGAAGATCAAAGGCATGGCCAGCGGCCAGCAGCAAGCCATCCTGAGTCGTCTCGGCATCGATCCGACGTTGATCAAAATGATGACGGAGGATATGTCGGGTCTCACAGCCGAATACGATGAGATGGTGAGGGCTTCCGGGTTCAGCGCAAACCAAGCCGTCAAGGACGCGGACAACTATCGGGACGAGCTGGCCAAGCTTCAGACGGCCATGGGCCTCATCGGCAAAACGGTCTCGTCGAAATTGTTCAACAAGCTCAGCGAGAGCACGGAGCGATTGCGAAAGTTGATCGTCTCCAACATGCCGCAGATCATCGCCGCAATCAGCAAGGTGATCGAAGAGGTTTTGTATGTCGGCAAGATTTTCGTGACGATCGGCGCGCGAATCTTCAATGTCGTTTATGGCGTGATCGAGATGATCAGCAAGCTCAACGACTACATGGACGGTTGGGTTGTAAAAATCGGGCTGGCTGTGCTGGCTTGGCGTGCATTTAATCTCGCGTTCTTCGCAACGCCGATCGGGCAAGTTGTCGCGCTCGCGACGGCCATTGCGCTGCTGGCAGAAGACTTTTATGTGTGGACGCAGGGCGGCGAAACGCTGATAAACTGGGACAAGTGGAAGCCCGGAATCGATCTGGTGATGAACGCCGTGTATGAGTTGAAGGACATGTTCACGGCGCTGTTCACAACCATCTTTGCTTACGTGGACTTCATCGTGAAGCTCTTGCACGGGGACTTTGCCGGCGCGTGGTTCGCCATCAAGGAAGTCGTCATGGGTGTTATCGAAGCCATCAGCCGCGCTCTGGGCTTCGTCGCGTCGATCGGCAAGATCGGCAGCACCTTCCTTGGCGCGGCGACGAGCGACGCGGGGTTGCTGACACCTTCGCCCGCTGCTGCCGCGAGCTTGGGCGGGGCCAATCAGAACGTCACGCAGAAAACCGACATCATCGTTCAAGGCTCAGCAGATCCTGCTGCAACCGGGCGGGCGGTCGCGGGCGAGCAAGGGCGCGTCAACGCCGACATGACCCGCAACCTCGCACCAAGGGCGCGCTGATGTTTACGCAAACGCCACAACCAGTCGTCGTGCGGCCTCAGCGCCGGATCGGATCTTTCACAACCATGTGCGTCATTGACGAAAACGCCAAGGATGAATTGGAGATCACGAAGCACCCTGTTCAGGAAGGCGCGACGATCTCCGACAACGCCTATGTGAAGCCAAGCGATGTAACGATCAAGGTTCTCTTCAACGACGACGAAAAGCCCCTGCAGGAGACTTATCGATTGCTGCTTGAGCTTCAAGCGTTGCGCGAGCCTTTCGACGTTGTTACCGGAAAGCGCATCTACAAGAACATGCTTATGAAGGGGCTGGCGCAAACGACGGATGCCGAAACCGAAAACGTTTTGTCAATCACGTTCACGCTCGAAGAGATCATCATCGTTCAGGTGGAGATCACGACCGTCCCCCCGCGCGCGAAGCAAGCAAGCCCGTCCCGTACCGGCGCAACGCAAAACGCTGGGAGCAAGTCTGCCAAGGCCGTGGAGAATAAGCCGAAGCGCCAACAATCAATTCTTGCATCGGCTCGACGCTAATGGCTCTCTTTCAAATTCCATTCTCCAACATCCCGCAAAAGTTTAGCATCGAGCTTGGCGGGATCTTGTATTACCTCGTCAACCGCTGGAACCCGATGGACGAGGGCGGCTGGTTCATCGATATTTACGATGCAGACGAGTTGCCGCTGATCATGAACTTGCCGCTGGTGACGGGCACGGACTTGTTCCAGCAGTTCGCGCATCTCGCGTTGCCCGGATCCTTGATCGTCTTCACGGACGGCGACGAAGGCGCGCTGCCAACGCTCGAAAATCTCGGCACTGAGTCTAACGTTTGGCTGGTGACGCCGGAATGAATCAGTTTCTACGCCGTTGTGACGTGCTGCTTGCTGATGCTGCCGGGCAGGGCTTGGACATGTCGCGCTTGCGCATCAAGTTCTACATCAAAAAAGAAGACGCCCAAACGCCAAACACGGCGCGCATCACGATCTACGGCGTTGCGCCGGATACGGTCGCGCGGATCAAAAAAGAATTCGTTGACATCATCATCCAAGCCGGATATGAAGAAAATTATGGCGTCATCTTTCGCGGAAACATCAAGGAGGTCCGCACCGGAAAAGAGAATGGCGTGGACACGTTTGTCGAGATCTCTGCTGGCGACGGCGACGCTGGTTATGCATTCGGCACCGTGAACAAGACCTTGGCAGCAGGATCGAGCCAAAACGACATCGTTAACGCAGCAATGATTGGTCAACCCGGCTATATACCGGACCTTGGTGGCGAAAGATTGCCAAGGGCCAAAGTGTTGTACGGCATGAAGCGCGACGTTCTACGGCGAAGCGCGCAATCGACCGATACAACGTGGAGCGTACAAGACGGGAAGATGCAATTTTTGCCGCTGACGGGTTTGCTTCCCGGTCAAGCAGTTGTCCTCAACAGCAAAAGCGGCTTGATCGGAACCCCTGAGCAGACGGTTGACGGCATCAAGGCGGAAGCCCTTCTAAATCCGCTCCTTAAGATCGGCGCGCGCGTCATCATCAACGAGAAGGACGTGGCATCGATTAAGCTCAAGGCCGCCGACAAGGCAGAGAAGAAAGACAAAGAGCCTGCCAAGATCGCTGCTGACGGGCAATACAGATTGCTGAAGGTCGAATACGTCGGGGACACGCGCGGGCCTGAGTGGTTCGCGAAAATGGTTTGCCTCGATGTGGACGCCAGCGCGCCCGCGAACAAGAAGGTGAAGCGATGAACCGCGATGAGATGCTCAACGATCCGGAAGAGGCGCAACTGCAAGCGTTGGAGGGCTTGCAAGCGAAGATGTGGACGGCGCTGCCGGGCATCGTCGTCAGCGCGGATCTCGACGCCCAAACCTGCGTCGTTCAGCCGTCGATCAAAGGCGTAATTCTCGACGAGCAAAACAATGAGACATCCGTCAACTTGCCGCTGTTGGCCGATGTGCCGATCTGCTTCCCGCGCGCTGGCGCGTTCGCGCTGACGCTTCCGCTCTCGGCGGGCGATGAGGTCTTGGTGGTCTTCAGCAGCAGGGCGATCGATAGCTGGTGGCAAAGCGGCGGCGTTGGCGAGCCTGTCGAAGCGCGGATGCACGACCTGAGTGATGGCTTCGCCGTTCTCGCGCCGACGAGTCAGCCAAAAAAACTCTCAGCCGTGCAAAGTGATGGCATGGAGCTGCGGACGATTGACCGGACCGTTTACATCAAGCTCACGACGACTGGGATTCAGATTAAAGGCAACATAACGCATGAGGGTGATGTTGACCAAACTGGAAATCTCAACCGAACAGGCGACACGACGACCGTTGGTGGTGTTACGAACAACGGCAAAAACATCAGCAGTACACATACGCATCCGATCATCAGCGGAAGCTCTGCGCCTGGCCCAACTGGAGCTGTTACATGAAATATCGCGCCCTAGATTCCGATGGCGATTTCAAATTTGGAAACGGAAATCTGGATTTCCACAAAGATACGCCGGAAGCCGTTGGGCAAGCGGTGCTCACCCGGCTGCGCCTGTGGGCCGGAGAGTGGTTTTTGGACACGACTGAGGGGACGCCCTACCAAGCGGGCGTTCTTGGCAAGACGGACTTGACAACGGCCAACTTGACGATGCGTGATCGGATCCTGAATACAGAAGGTGTGACCGCGATCGTGGAGTTCAGCTCGTCGCTCAATCCCGACTTGCGCTCCTATGCTGTATCAGCGACAATTGACACAATTTACGGCCAAACCACCCTCAACGAAATACTCTAATGATCGCAGAACTGGCCTACATCGACGCGACGGGTTTTCATTTTCCAGATTACCCGACTGTTCTTGCAGCTTTGCAGGAGGAATATCGCACGATTTATGGCGTCGATGTGTACTTGGAGGCCGATTCGCAAGATGGCCAGTGGCTCGCTGTTGTCGCCTTGTCGATTTATGAGACGCTCGCGTTGGCCGCAAGCGTTTACAACAGCTTTTCGCCTGTCACCGCGCTCGCGGACGCGCTCTCGCGCAACGTTAAGCTCAACGGAATCCGTCGCCGCGTTCCAACTTACTCGACGGCAGATCTGACAATTGTCGGGCAAACCGGAACGGAGATCGTCAACGGCCAAGTTGAAGACATCCTTGCTCAAAAATGGAACTTGCCTGCATCCGTGATCATTCCCGGATCTGGCGAGATCGTCGTTACTGCAACTGCTGTTGATGTCGGAGCGATTGCCGCTGCTGCAGGAACGATCGAAAAGATCTCGACACCGACGCTTGGTTGGCAAACAGTCACAAATGTTCTTGCCGCGACGGAAGGCGAGCCGGTTGAAACGAACGCGCAATTGCGCCTGCGGCAAGAAGTCTCCACAGCTCTCCCTTCGCTTTCCGTTCTTGAAGGAATCGTTGGCGCGGTCGCGTCGCTCGCGGGCGTGACGAGGTTCAAGGGTTATGAAAACGACGATGACGTGCCAGACGCAGACGGTCTTCCTGCGCACAGCATTGCTCTCGTTGTTGAAGGCGGCGACGCACAAGAGATCGGCGATGCCATTGCGTTGAAGAAGACGCCGGGAACGAAGACCTACGGCACGACGGCGGTTGTTACAACAGACCAATATGGCTTGCTGAACACGATTAATTTTTTCCGACCAACTCTAGCGACGATCGGCGTTGAAGTAACGATCGATGCTCTGACCGGATTCACAACCGGCTTCGAAACGTTGATCAAGCAAGCCGTGATTGATTACTTGAACGCGCTGAAGATCGGCGCTGATGTCTTGATCACAAAGCTCTACGTCCCTGCAAATCTTCCGGGCACGGCTGCAGGCGATACGTTCGACATCACCCTCATTCGCATCAAGAAAAACGCCGGAGCTTTTGGAACAGCAAACATCGTTCTCGCGTTCAACGAGGTTGCCGAAGCGGATCTGGCAGACATCACGATCATCACATGACGACCGAATCGCAATACCTAGGGCTGATAACGACGGAGCACAAGCAGCGCCCGAAGTTCATCGCAACCCTCAGCGCCGTTGCAGGCTCAATGGCCGCGTTGCAAGAAGTTCTCGCGAGCTTCAAAGGTGAATTCGACGTTGACACGGCGATCGGCGCGCAGCTCGACATCATCGGCATTTGGGTCGGCATTTCCCGGCGCGTTGCCATCCCGCTTGTTGGTGTTTATTTCACGTGGAATGACACCGTTGCAACGGGTTGGAATTCAGGAGTTTGGAAAGGCGAATTCGATCCTGTTTCCGGCCTTACCTCTTTGCCGGACGACAGCTATCGCATTTTGATCAAGGCGAAAATCGCAGCAAATGCTTGGGATGGATCCATCCCCGGCGCTTACACCGTTTGGCAGGCGGCATTCGGAGACGACGCAGTAATCTTGATTCAAGACAACCAAGACATGAGCATGGTAGTCGGAATCGTCAACACGGAGTTGTCCGCAGTGACCCTTGCGCTGCTAACTGGCGGATACATTCCGCTAAAACCAGCAGGCGTGCGGATCGATTATTATGCAGTCGTGCAGGACGGCAACCCGGCCTTTGCTTGGAATATTGAAAATGAAAATCTTGCCGGATGGGGCACAGGCTCTTGGGCGAAAAACATCCCTGTTACTTAAGGAACGACTATGGCTGCAAATGAAATTCTTCTCTTCGCTCACGATCCTGCTGCGAACGTTCAATCACAAGCCGTTTACGATGCAGATCCGCAGCGAGAGATCGGCCATCAACCCGGCATCGCCAAGGCCGAAATGGAGAACAAGGCGTTGCGGCAAGTTAGCTTGATCGCTGCTGGTGTCGCTCAGTTTATCGCTGACCTACAAGCCACGGACGTTGAAGACACTTTGACTCCGGCAAACATCGCCGCGATGCTGCTGGAAGCTGTTGAAGCGAGCACGGTTGTGAACAGCTCCGTCATCCAACCAATCTCTTCCAGCGTTGCAGGCAATGCGTTGACGGTCGGGCATGCAGGCGGCGTCCCGATTGACTATCGAAGCTCTGCTTTGAACAATGGCGCTGTTTCCACAATAACAGGCGGCGCGCTTACAGTTGTGGCGCCAGCAGGGGCAACTTTTGGATCCATCGCGGCGACGCCATTCCGCTTGTGGATTGCAAAAGTTTTGGACGCTGGCGTCGAATATTTGGCGCTGCAAAATACGCAAATCGTTAACGGCATCAACGTTGACATCGCGCCCGTAAATGAAGGGGCTTTGATCTCGACAACGCTATTGGACGCCGCATCCGATAGCGCTGGCGTTTGGTATTCGACGGCAGCGCACGCAAATTGCCCTTTCCGATTGGTCGGCTACATTGACCTGACAGAAGCTGTTGCGGGAACTTACGCAACAGCGCCATCGACGATTCAAGGCATGAGCGACGGCATCAAGAAGCCGGGCGAAGTGGTTCAGCGCGTGATAATGCAAAACAACACATGGTCAGCTTCAGGCGGCGTTGCTGTTCCAGCCAACGATGCTGTGATGCTCGTCACATCAGGCTCCGTGCTGCATACGAAATCCTTCACGCCAACGAGCGGTGTTAACTTGATCAAAGGGAATTTGTCAGGTTCCTTTGGCGTAACCAACTCGACCACGGTCAACATCGTTGGCATCTTTGATGCTGCGGTTTGCAAACGGTCCGCGACATTCAAGGTCAACGACAGCAACGACTATCAAATCATGGCGCTTGATTTTTGCTATCAGGCGCTGACTGCGGTTGCCCGAACGATTCAAAGTCGCTTTTCAAACGACGGCACAGCCGCGTATGTCAACGGCATCGCATCTGGTCGCAAGGGCGGCGGCGCTCAGGCGGCAGTTTTCGTCATCGAGGAGATTCAAGCGTGAAAATAATTTTCGCAATTCATTTCAACGAACAGCCGCCATTTGGGCCGGAGGCCCAGCACCCTGACGCCGTTCGCTATGCAGTTGGAAACAACTTCATCGACGCTGTTGGTTTCGGCAGCACCGCGCCAACACAGGAAGAAGCCGATATTGCAACAGGTCGCAAGCGGCCATTTGCTGCCACCAAGCAGGAAGAGGTCGCGAAGATCATGGTGATGCGTGAAGCGTTCATGAACCGCATGACAAACATTGCTTTGCGCTTCTCTCTTTTGGGGACTCCGGCAGGCACAACGAATGCCGCCAACTGCATGGTTGTCAATCAGGCGATGGCAGATCTGTTCACGGATCCTGGAATGGCCAATGCGACGACCCTTGAAGGGCTTAAGGCCGCGTTCAAGGCGCGATACGAAGAGATTCAAGGGCTTGCTAATCCAGCAGTCACAGCGGCCTTCAAAGCTATGGGGCGACTCTGATCATGAGCGCGCTCGTCGGGCTATTCCATTCGATCCCTTGGTGGGTCTGGTCGGCACTTGGCTTCCTTTTGCACGCGGCCAAATGGCTCTTCATCCTGTGGATCCTCTTCCTCGCCGTCATGAAGTTGCAGGACGTGGAGAAGAGCGGCGTCCTCGCAACGCTCGATCCGCGCGTCCAAAAGCTCGCGCGCGCCGTGCTGATCGTCGGTATCTTGTACAACGCCTTCGTGCGGGTCTTCTTGTCGTGGATGATCTTCTGGGAGTTGCCGCGCTGGGGTGAGTGGGCCGTCAGCGCGCAGGTGAAGCGCCTTTGCAACGAAGGCTCCGGATGGCGGCAGGAGCGCGCTGAGTGGTGGAGCGATAATATGCTTGGTCCGTTCGATGCAACTGGCCGTCACAACAAAGAGGTTTGAAGATGCAAATGAACGACCACCCAAGCCTGATCATCCTCTTGGTCACCATGCTTGGCTACGCCTTTAGCCCGGCGATGGCTGCGGTGCTCGCTCCATATTTGCTGATGCTCTTTGGCGCGCTCGTCGGCGCGGCATGGGGTCTGAAGCGGCGCAAGTCTTCCGAAAGGAAGGGCGCATTTCTCTTCGTGATGCTGATGCTCGGCACCGCGTTGATCTTCACTATGCCATTTGCCGTGTACCTGCAAAGGTACACAGGCGAGAACACGGCGCAGTGGATGTTGGCTCCGATCGCTTTGCTGATTGGGGCTGTTGGGGAAAGCTGGCCAAATGTCGGAGTTTGGTTTGCTGGCCTGTTGAAGCGTTGGCTGCTGAGCTGGGCAAAGCGCAACGCTGATCCAAAGGAATGATTCATGGAAAAGCTATTGATCCTGAATTTCATCAATCTGCTTTTGTGCGCGTTCTGGGGCTGGGCCTCTGTTTGCCGGCTGGCCGTCATACACAAATTCGTCCTCGTGCGCGTTCAAGCTTTGTACATCATCGTGTTTGCCGCCTCGCCGCTTTGTGGCTTTCAATATTTCATCTGGGGCACTTACGCTGGTTGGCCGGACATCATCGCTTCCTCTGTGATCTCCGGGATGATGCTTGCCGGCATGCACAACTGGAAGAAGGGTCCGCCAGACGACGTTTTGTCTTGCCCCGTTCCTCTTCAAAGGCAGTAAATCATGATGCGCAGAACCGAACAAGAGTGGGAGCGCCTGCTTGTCGCCGCTGGCGTGAAGCGCGCGACGGCTCACGCTTGGTCGCCGGTCTTCAGCGTCACGATCGACGAAGACACTTTCAGCAAAGACGAAGCGGATCTATCCGACTTCCTGCCGCAGATCCTCCACGAGTCCAATATGTTGGAATCGATGAAGGAGAACATGAACTACAGCGCGAAGCGGATCCGCGAGCTTGGCGCGAAGTCCAATCCCGGATCCCGCTGGCGCAAGGCCGCTGAGATCGCCGACGAGCTTGTGGCCGGTGGGCCAGACGCCATCGCTGAGTTTTTGTATGGCGGGCGCATGGGCAACGACCAGCCCGGCGACGGCGCGCTGTATATCGCCCGCTCGCCGATCGGCATCACGGGAAAGGACAACTACAAGTTTATGTCGGAGTTGATGGGGCAAGACTTCGTTGGCATCCCGCAGTTGCTGGAGCAAAAGCACTTCGCGCTCGAAGCCTGCATTGGTTGGTGGGAAGGCCGCGTGCCCGACAAGATCCTAGGCAACACGCGCCTCGTGCGGAAGGCCGTGCAAGGCGGCGACTTTGGGTTGGAACACGTGGTGGCGCTCAAAGCCAAACTTCAAGCGGCGGGCATATGATAAGCACGGGCAACAAGATCATCATAGGCGCGATCCTCGCCACAGCCGTGATGGCCGGGCTAGGCTATGCAGGCTATCGCATCGATCGACGCGCTACGGCCATAGAAAACAGCCGCTGGGAGCTGGAAGTTGGAAAGCTTAAGCTCAAGGCAGCAGACGAGTTGCGGGTGGCACGCGATGAGCGCGATCTGGCGCAAGGGAAATTGAACACCGCGCTCGCAGCGCAAGAAAGGGCAGACGATGCAAACAAGGAAATTGTGGCAGGCTTCGAAGTCAAGCTTCGCGCTGCTCGCGCTCTCAGCGCTGGCCGCATGCGGGACCCAAATGCAACGGGATGTGGGGGCGGTCGTCAAGACGCCGCTGGTCAAGGTTCCAGCGGTCCCATCAGTGGTGGAGGCAACGCTGCCGAAGCCAGCGGGCTACTTTCAACAGAGCTTACTGGATTACTCGACAAGCTCACCCGCGAAGCCGACGACATCAACGTTGCCTACGCCTCCTGCCGGGCAGACGCCTTCACCACCCGCGCGCTGATCCCAACGCAATAAGCGCCAAAGTCCCCAGCAGGGCCACCGCGAAGACGGGTCCAAGGATCCGCAACCAGGACTTTCTACGCGGGCGCTTGCGAGCAGGGAAGTGTTCGATGGGGTTGGCTGCTCCGGGGTGGATCCTGTAGTTGTTCCCGGTGCTCGTTGGCTCTCGCCCTTCGCTTGCGTGCATGATCATTTTGTTCTCCTTTGAAGTTGAAGGAAGGGGCCGAAGCCCCTGCCGGTTTAGATCTGCTCTGCCAGCTCCAGCGCGCGGGTCTTGAGCGCGTCGCCGTTGCCGAACCATGCCGCGTTCATCCGGCTATCCGGGTTGCGCCCGCGATCGTGGTCCACGTATTGGGTCACGGAGTTGAGCCACTGCCATGCGGTGGGGCCAACGGTAAGATCCGATCCGATCGCCGCGCCGTTGAAAAGCTCCATGATGCGGCGATACGCTTTCGAATCCTTCACGCCTTCCGAATCTTGGCGGGATCCGTCCGCTTTGGGGCCAAGGGTGGGTGCAATCAGCTCTTGGGTCATCTCGTCAAGGGTTGCGGCGAAAACCTCAGCGTTGGCCATTTTGTGGGTCTGCTTGATGAAGGCGTCCCAAGCGCTGCGGATGATGCCAAGGCGCTTTTGGACTTCGAGCGCGTCAAAGGTGGAGTGGTGGGCGACGCGGACCGTCTTTTCAGACCGGCCAGCGGCATCGGCCTGCAGCGCGACGGTGATGGTGTTGTGGCAAACAACCCGGATCGCCGTGAACTTGGCCGTGGTGGACAAGCCGCCGTCGAAGGAAGTTGCCAACAGCAGGTAGGGCATCACGCGGTCCGTGCCGATCACGTCGAATCCCTCGTTCATCTTCGCCAGCGCCCAAACACGCTTCCCGCCGTGCAAAGATCCTGCGGTGTCCATCTGAAAGCCGCCTTCTTCGGTCAGGTTGCGGAAGAATTCGAGCGTTTCACCGGGCTGCACGATGCGATAGCCTTTGGAGACGATGCCCAGCGGCGCGCAGGTGTCGCCGCGATACAGGACTTCACGGTTGCCCATCGTGTGGATGCGCGGGCCGTCGTCGTTGCCTTCAGCGGGGACTTGGAAGCCGACAGGCGCGCGCTTCACTTCGAAGTCCAAGCCTGCCTCCTTCTTCCAAACGTCGATCGATGCGCCATAGGTCAGCTCTTGGCCAAGGCCATGCCACGGCGTTCCTTCTTCGCCGACGTATGCCATGTTGTTGCGGTAGTTGCTGGTGTCGAGTTCGTGAGCCATAATGTTTCCTTGAGAAGTTGATGGAGGTTGATCAGCAGACGAGCTGCTTTGCTTTTGCGGCGTAGGCGGCGCGATATTTTTCAGTTCCGCCGACCATTGCTTCAAGGTGATTTTTCATCGCCTCTTCGTCTTTTGCAAGTGAAGGCTCGATCCAACCGCCTTTGTTGTCGTCGATCGCGTCTTTCTCGCCTTGAGCTGCCGTTTGAAACTGTTTTGCCATAATTTGTTCCTAGTTGAATCCGGTCGAATCGTTGACCGTGAACGAATTATGCGCCCATTTCAAAGACTATGGCAAGCCCTCATTTTAATCCCGACTAATCTGCAAGGTCTTTGTCCAAAAGCGCCTTCCCGTCCCCGTTGATCATGTCGGCAACATTCTTTTTGCTCGCGAGCGCCCGGCAGATCTTCTCGTCCACGGTCCCGCGCGCGACGAGATCGATATAAACAACATTTTCGGTCTGGCCGATCCGGTGGTTGCGGTCTTCGCTCTGCAATCTTTCCCGCAAGGAAAATGTATTGCTGAAATAAAGCGTGTAAGCCGCAGCGGTCCACGTCACTCCGGTCCCGCCAGCCTGTTGTTGTGCGACCATCACTTGCGCTTCGCCGTCTTGAAAGGCGATTTTGGCCAGCTCGCGGTCTTTCATCTTCACGCCACCGTGGTATTGCACGACGGAGATCTTTTCTGCCTCCAAAATTTTGGCGATCGCGTTGATCTCTGCGTGGAAGCGCGCCCAGATGATGATCTTGGAGCCTTGCGCGACGACGGCCATCACGCGCTCCTTCATCAATTCCATCTTCGGGTTGACGCCGGGGATCTCGATCGGCTCATCATGCTCCGGGTGGATGTAAAAACCGCTCGTGATCTGCGCGAGCTTGGTGATGGCGGTGAGCTTCGCAATCGGCGTCTCTTCATTTTCGTAAATCAACCGGCACTCGTCTTCCGCTTTTGCGTAGATCACGGCCTGCTCCGGCGTCATATCGAAGAAAGCCGTTTTGTAGATCTTGTCGGGCAGATCCAAGCAGTCTTTTTTCAACACGCGGAACGTGTACGGCGCGATGATGCGCTGGAGCTTGTCCAAGTTCTTGTACTTCGGCAAGCCGCCTGCGCCCTTTTGAACGATCTGGGGGACGCGCGAGCTGCCGCTTTTCTCCATGATCTTTTTCATCAACGGGTTTGGCTCCGTTTTCGTCACAACTTGCCCGTTGTCGTCATACGCGCGCCGGGTAACTTCCGCAGGGATCATCTCAGCATACTCAGCCTTGAACGCAAAATAGCTGTCCGTCTCCAAGATATTTTTGTTGAGGAAGTTGTAAGGCGCGAAGGCGTCGAATGGCCCTTGCGTGATCGGCGTTCCGTCCATCATGCGGCGAAACTTCGTCATGTATTTCAACTTCAGCAGCGCCTTGAAGCGGGCAGAGGTCGGATTCTTGATGTAGCCGGATGGCTCGTCGCAAGCGATCATGAGCTTGGCGGATCCGGTGGCGAATCGCAGCAGCGCATCGAAGCTCGCTTTGTGGTTGAGCCCTTCCCAGTTCATCGTCAAAATGCGAAGCTCGCGCCGGTCGGCGGATTGCTTGCTGCCGTAGATCTCTTCAAACTTCTTCATCTCGCGCTTGCCCATCCCGGATCGCCATGCAGCGGCGCGATACGGACACCAATCGGGCATGTGTTTCGGAAGCTCGATGAGCGTCCAGTTTGTGTGGACGCCGTTGGGCGCGAGAACGATGAGCGAATCCAGCTCGCCCGCGTCCCAGAGATCCGCAGCGTTGTTGATGATGATCCAGCTCTTGCCGGTCCCCATTTCAGCGCTGAGAAAAAGCTCCGGCTTCGGGCCGAATTCCGCGAGACAACGGAGCTGGTGTTTGTATGGCGTCGTCTTGTAACGACTCGTCGGGGCTACTTCTTGAAACATCGCAAAAACTCCTGTGGATTTAATTCAGCGCCAATCAGCGCGGACCAATTGGCAACTTCTAGGATCTCGTTCACGGTCATCTCGTTGAGCTGGTCGGCGTAAATTCCGGGGACCAGCATCCGGCGCTTATCGGTCACTATGAAAAACATAGCGTGGCCGCCCGCCTTACGTTGCCGGAGAAACCAGTTTTTCTGATCCTGCGAAACCGGGTGGTTGCTTCCGCCAATCAACGCCGTGCTGCTTCGCTTGGGTTCGGTCGGCGACTTGATTTCAACCCAGCATTCGATGCCTTGCACGACCTTCACGTTTACATCGGGCATGCCTGCAACAAGAAGGTTTTCGATCCGATCGACGCGATGCGGACTGCGGAAGATCTTTCGCATCCATTGGTAGCCGGTTTTCTCGCTCATGCAGCCGCCTTCGTTTCTTCTGGCCTGTTGATCCACTTCCACTTCGTGATGAAGGCGTAGCGGATGTCCTTGATGAACTTGGCGCGGACGAGAAGGTGAGCGCCTTCGGGCACCGTCTCCATCAGCTCGCGCCCGATTCGCTCGTGGTCGAATTGGTTGATGCGCCCGCCGATCGTCCCCGTATCGTCGCGCATCCGCAGGTCCACGAATTCGAGCTGGCCTGTCTCGCGCTTCCCGCCACGTTTTTTCACCAGCACTTCCTCGTTGCGGTTGCGCGGATTTTTGCTGATCATCTCGCCGATGAAGAGAAAGGATCCGCGCTGCTTCGAGTTGAAATCTTCGATCTTGTTGATCTCGCCGTTGATGCCGAACTTGCCGGGATTTTCGTACATATCGCCGTATGCGGTTTGAAACGGGAAGAGATCCGCGAAGATGTTTGCGGCCTTGGCGATCGTCTCGCGATGCTTCGCCGTGAGCTTGCCCGCGTTGCGCGCCTCGATGAGCTTCAGCGCTTTCGACTCGCCGATGCCGTGCAGGTTCATGAAGCCGCCGACAAGCTTGCCGTCTTTCGCGGACCAGTTGACTTCGGAAAGCTCCAGATCGAATGGCGTATATTCCAAGCCCTCCTTCACCATCTCGCGCAGCAAGCTTGTCGCGCTCTCTTCGTCCTTCGCGTTGCGCAGATTCGAAGCGGCGAACTCCAGCGGGTGATGCGCCTTGAGATAGGCGGTCAGGTAGCTGATAACGGCATAGCTATACGTATGCGCCTTGTTCATCTGCCACGAGCCCATCGTGTTGATCATCTCCCAAGTCTTGCGCGCGGCCTCTTCGCTGACGCCTTGGCTCATCGCGCCTTCACGGAACTTGGCCCAGTAGCCGTCGAAGAATTCCTTGCCCATGCGTTTGGACATCGCCTTGCGGATGGTGCTGGTGTCCTTCCAATCAAACTGCCCGATCTCACGGACGATCGCCAACGTCTGCTCTTGGTACACGGGCAAGCCATACGTCTCCGACATGTGACTCTCAACAAGCGGATGTAGCGGCGCATATTCTTTGCCGTTCTTGCGCGAGATATATTCCTGCGTCACACCGCCCGCGAAGGGGCCGGGGCGCGCGAGAGCGGTCACGGCGTCGATCTCCACCAGCGACTTGAACTCGATGTCGCGGCTGATCGTCCGCATCGCGTCGCCTTCAAATTGGAAGATGCCGCAAAGGCGCTGGCTGTTGAAAAGCGCATACGTCAGCGGATCGTCGAAAGGCAAGTTGTACCAATCGAGCGGAATGCCGGCATCTTCCAGCACGCCCAGCGTTCGAAGTCCCAACACGTCAATCTTCAGCAGGCCAAGTTTTTCCGCTGCGCCTTTCTCGATGTGGGCAATGCCGTTGTCGTCCACCACGGCGTAGTTGGTGATGGAGTCATTGCTGACGAGAAGGCCAGCCGCGTGGACGCCTGTATGCTGCGCGTGGCCTTCGATCTTTTGCGACGCGACGGCCTGCGGGTATTGCGCGATGAACGTCCTGCCGGGTTCCGTCTCCTTGAAGGTATCCTCCAAGCAGTTGTTCGCGCGCGAGTCGGCGGAAGAGCGCTCGATCATCGCCACCTTCACAGCGCCGGTCGCTGCAGGCGGAATATTGAGCGCCTTGCAAACCGCAATCAGCGCGCTCTTCGGCTTGAACTGGCTGATCGTGCCGATGTGGGCCGTGTTTCCAAGGCCATGTTTTTCCGCCATGTAGTCGAAAACCATGTGGCGCTTCGTATCCGGAAAATCCAGATCGATGTCGGGCAAGTCGGTCCGCGTCACGTCAATGAAGCGCTCGAAGTACAAGCGCGGCGGAATCGGGTCGATCTCCGTGATGCGCGCGAGATAGCAAACCAGCGAGCCTGCAGCGGATCCGCGCGACGGTCCGACCAGCATGTGTTTCTTCGCGTAGTCACACATGTCCGCGACGATCAAAAAGTATGACTCGAAGTCCTTGGAGCGAATCAAGCCAAGCTCATAAATCAGCCGCTCTTCATACTCCGGCGTCCAGCGGTCCTGCATCTTCCGGGCGACGATGCCAGCGCGACAAAGGGCTTCCAGATCGCCATCAGCCCTCACCATTGGGGCTTTTGGCAACACTAAGCCCTTGCAGGCGTCGGCGCAAGCCTGCTCCTGCTCGCCGGTTGCGAGGTCCGCCAAAATGTACTGTGGGGTTGGCTTCAAGCCAGCGCGGCTGATGAGTTCGAACACGCCCATGTCGTCCGGATCGATGAAGGAGTTGTCGCTGGTCTTCACGACCGGCAATCCATGCTCGCGCGCCAAAGCGAGCTTCTTGGCGTTCAGGACGCGGCTGGCCGGGTTGGTGTCGATGATCGCGCCAACCGACTTCAAAAATTCGCCGTCCGTGCAGTCGCCCGCAAATTTGAGGATGAGATCGCTCATCGATTCCACGTCGGATCGGTAAAGGCGCGGAACCTTGCCAGATCGTGTGGAGATGGGTTGCTGGTGGGCTTTCGAGATTGCCCTGTATAACTCGCTCAGCCCCTTGGTATTTTTGGCTAAAAACCACATGTGGAGGTTCTTGTCCTCGTCGTCCACGGCGACTTCGATCCCCAACAACGGTTGGATCCCTGCCTTCTCGCACGCCTCGAACCATGAAACGTGGCCCCAAGTGCTCGCGTTGTCCACGATCCCTGCTGCGGTACACCCCATGGCCTTCAGGCGTTCCACCGTTCTTTCGACGGGCGCGAAGGTCTGGCCAAAGCTGTATTCTGTTCTGACGCGAAGTTGAATCACTTTTTCTCTCTTTGTTTTCGTTCGGTTTGCGCGATGGCGTAACCCGTCACGGTTGCCTTGAATTCGGCTTGCTCTTCCGCCGTCATTCCGTACCACAGCGCCATGATCTCGAAAGCGCCCGCTGCCTCAGCAAAGAATTTTTCCTTTGCAGGGTTCGGGCCGGTCGCGGGCGGAAGAGCGGGTGTCATTGTGGCGGGGCGAAAAAGCGGATGCGATCTTCAAAGATCCGCACATCAGATCCGACTCGCACGGAAACCTCGTTGAACTTGTTCTGCACGGCTTGCGTCAGATCGACGCCTGTGGCGTGAGCGGCATAAACTTGGTCGCCGGGTTCTGGAAGAATGAAAACATCAGAGTCGTGTTCCGCGAGATCTTGCAACTTCACGCCTGCTGCGTCGATGAGCGGGATTTTCCGCTTCATGTATTCTTCAACGTCGAAGTCGCCGCGATCGAGCTTCTTGCGGTTGTTGGCATACGCGCCAAGATCCGCCATCAGGCACATCAACTTGCCTGCCGCAGAAACAGGATTGGCCTCGTCTGTGATGTCCAGCGAGCGCATCGCGAAGATGTCGAAATAAGTTTGAACGTCGGCCAACTCCTTGGCGGAAGCTGCAACAAATTCTTCCTTCGTAATCTTGCCCTCTTCAAAGGCAACGCGCAACTCACACCACTCACCAAGCTCGCCGATAACGGCTTGCAGCCACTGGGCCGGTGACCAGTCGGATCCGTCTTCTTTGCTGTGGGCCGGGCCACCCTTGGAATTCTTGAATTGCGGAAGGCGCAACGTGTTGGCGTTGCGAAGGGTTGTGAAGCGAAGATCGGTGCTCATGGCTGCCCCTCAGATTGAATCGAAAAAGTTGATTGCCAGCAGGACTTCTGCCAGCGCCTTTGCGTCGTCGCTCGCGCGGTGTGTTTGCGCGAGCGGCTTGCCCATATACCGTTCATAGAGATCCGTAAGCTTCGGGCGATGACCGAAGACGTGCGTGAACTCTTGAACGGTGCAGATCTGAATTTCAGGCCAAGCCTTGAACGGCTCGCCACCATCGATGCGCCTGCAATCGTTGTCCACCATCGCCTTGTCGAATGGATGGTTGTGAGCGACAGAAATCCCGGCACCTTCGAAGTAGCCCCAAGCCTCTGACCAAACTTCTTCAAAGCCCGGCTTGTCCGCAACGTCTTCGTCTTTGATGCCGGTGATCTTCGTGATCTCTGCCGTGATCGGCTCGCCGGGATTGATGAGCCAATTGCGCTCTTCGGTGATGCGCCAAATGCGAGCGGTCGGCGTCTCTTCGCTTTCGACGATGACCAAGCCAAGCTCGATGATCTTCGGCTGTTTGCTGAGATCGATAAGGCCGGGTTTCACCAGCCCTGTCGTCTCCGTGTCAAAGATGATCGCCTTCATGCCGGCAACCGGACGATGAACTTGATGTCCACGCCAAGTATCTCGCGCGTGTCAAAAATCACGTAGTTGTAACGCCGCGTCGTGCTGATCGCCGGGTTGGTGTGGCTGAAGGTCCGCACGGATTGAGCTTCTGCAATTCCCTCTTCCGCGAAGAATTTTTGCCAGCGCAGCAATTCTTTCGCGTCGCAATGCATGCCAAGATGACTGACGGTGTTTGGCGCGAGCTCCATCCAGTTTGGACCGTCCGTGTATTCGAGGACTTCCAACTCATTCGCGCCTTTCAGCAGCTCATAGTCGAAGGCCAAATTCGCCTCGTTGGTTCCGCCCGCGCCGAAGACGCGCCCGGACGCCTTCACGTGATCGCGCGCCCATTCACCTGCGCCCATTTTGGTGAGCAGCGCGATCGCGCGCGCGGGATCCTTCGGGCACAGAGCGACTTGCTCAACGCGGAAGACGAGTTTGGAGGTGATATTGTGGTCCATGTTTTCTTTCTGAGGTTGATAAAAGCGTTACGCCTTCCAGTTTTTGGAAAGCTCGATGAGATCTTTTTTGAACGACTCGATGGCCTTACTTCGCATCTCGCCACGATTGGCGCTGAGCCACTTCGACAAATGCTGCGTCGGCGAAGTCGTGACAAACATCGCTGGATTCTCGCTGCGGTAAGAACGCGACGAGGACACAGCGGAATAGTAGCTGCCACCGCCGACGTAAACCGTCATGCCGAGTTCCACCAGCTTCTTCATCTCTTCGCTGTTGCGCGCGATGACAGCGCCGGGATTCTTCGAACGAAAGAGCGCATAGCAAGCTTCCTTCACGATCTCCGGCGCGCCGTATTGGACATATTCCAGATCTGGCGTTTCCTTCTCGATGAGCTTCGCGATGAGATCGAAGTCTTTGGTTTCAAACCACATCTCCTTCGTGGTGTCCTTCAGATCCCAGTCGCTCACCGTTTGCCGGTCGCGCTCCAGCTTCATGAATTCGGGCTTGATGTTGTAGCCGAATTCGAGGTTGGTCTTGCAGATGAACAGCGAGCCCACATACAGCTCGCCCGGTCGCTCCATCAGGATGTCGCCGCGCGTCGTCTTGCGGATCTCGCCGACTTCGCTTTGCATCTTGAGACAGCAGGCGACGATCTGGTTCAAGTCGTCTTCGTCGAGGCCATGGACGTGGAACGTCAAACCCTTGTTCGTGCTGTTCGTCAACGGCGACTCGTCAATCACCAAAAGCTCTTCGCCGAATTGCTTGACAAATTTGAATCGCGGCTTCCAAAGCTTGTCGCCGTTAAACATGTCCACGTCGAAGCCAAGCCGGGTCAGCACCAACAGCGCGATTTTGAAGCCCTCGCCGAAGGATCCGATCGCGTCGGCGTCGTCAGCCTTGCTCGTTGCGCCCAGCAGCAAGCAGCTCGCCGGAAGAATCGCGAACTCGCTGTTGAGAACGAAGGTGGTTTTTTCTTCGCCTTCGATCTTGACGAATTCATACACGAAAGGCGAAGCGCTGTCGAGAGCGTTTTGAATCAGCTCACGGACGGCTTCCGATAGCCCCCAATGCGCGACGTAGTTTTTCACCAATGAAAGCTGGTATTCGGTTTTGCCAAACATTTTGAAGCCTCTGAAGAAGTTATAAGTTGAAGAGATCGGGTTGCCGATCATTGTTCCAGTGATTGCTCTGCGCGATGTTTTGCTTGGCTGGAATATTTTCAAGATTCCATGGAACCGTCAAGCCGCAGACTAGCGGGTGGTTTAGCGGAACGATGTGGTTTGTGTGATATTCGACTCCTGTAAATTCGGTGAGACACCGGCAGTTGTATTGGATGAGCTTCAGCGCATCACGATCAACCCACGGCGGCGTTGAAATAATTATCGCTGAGATATAGCGGGCGCGCTTGGATCTTTTTATCCAATGCGGAACATCTCCAGCAATCAACCGCTCGCGTACTAAGTTGCGCGTTGCGGCGATCCTGTGGACAACGTAGTCGAGCATGCCCATGATTAAAACGGGCAAGGCTCGTCGATCGGATGGACAACTGTGCCGATGCCTTCCCAAGCGCGCTCAGCGGCTTCATCCAGCAACCGCTCCGGCGTCGGGAAGAGAACAGGGATCCATCGCCCGTCATGGTTGTAGCCGATGCGGTTGCGCTGCTGGTCCATGTTTTCGGCGCGCGTCTCGATGCGCAGGCAGTCCGGTCGGATGCAAGCCTGTTTGTAACATTTGTGGCCTGCCTCGTCGAAGGGGAACAGCCAGCCCGTCGTGATCTCCAGCATCTTGCGATGCGCGGCGACTTGGACGGGGTGCGATCTTCCAGGGACGCGCATCGCCAAGCGCGGATAGCCGTTGGCCTTCGCGATGACGCCTTGCCAGATCCAGCACCCGTCTTCATCGACAATGGTGTTGGCGACAAGACGTTCATACAGCGACGCATAGAGACGCGCCATGACTTAAGCGCCGTAAGGGATAACGGTGCCGGTCAAGAAGCGGTGGTTGTCCTTGTTCCGCAGCAGGTAGGCCAAGAAGTCGGCAACGGATTCGGGCGGCGTCTCTTCGCCCGCGAGAAGCCCTTGCAGTTGGTAGGCCACGGCCTGCTCCTTGGTCCATCCGCGAGTCGCAACAACTTGCTCGTCGATGGCCTCGCTCATGCCCGTTCCCTTGAGCTTGTTTGGCGCGATGCCGAAGACCGTGATGCCCCACTTCTTCGTAAGCTCGCGCGCGAGCTGGAGCGTCATGATGTGGGCCGCGCCTTTGGAAGCGTTGTATGCGAGTGAGCAAGTCATCGGCATGTGCGCAGCGTTGCTGACGACGTTGACGATCGTGCCCTTGGTCTTCGCGAGAAACGGCAAGCAGGCCTTGCTCATCATGAAGATGCCCTTGGCGTTCACGTCCATCACCAAGTCCCACTGAGCCTCGTTGAACTTTTCGAGCCAGTTGATGATGTTGACTCCGGCGCAGTTGATCAACACATCCAGTTCGCCTCCGCAAAGATCTTCGAGTTGCCGGAGATCCGGACGGCGAACGTCCATGCGGCTGTCCAGATCGCCGTCCGGACCGATGATGTCATAGTTAATGACGGTGTGGCCAGCGGCGATGAGCGCCGTTGCGATTGCCAAGCCCAAGCCGGAGTTGGATCCTGTGACGAGAATTTTGCTCATGATTTTTGTTCCTTGATTTTGCGCTGACGTTCAGCTTGCGAGGTTGCAGAAAAGGCGCTGGGCGCGCCGGTGTCCCAGTTGAAGGCGTTGTCGAGAGACTTGTTGGTGCCGTCCGGCCATTTGCATTCGACGACCGGGATTGGGCCAGACGTTTTCAAAGCGATCCGCGTTGGGAATTGCCGGATGTCGCCTTTCATCTTGCACCCTTCGCGAGACGATCGCGGTGAAGGATCGATTCGATCATGGCGCTGTACACGCCGTCGTCGTGAATCGAGTCTTCGTGCGAAAGGTTGCTGATGGCGAAGCGCGAGAGCTTAACCAACTTCAACTCGAACAAATGCCAGTGGTCCGTTTCGACGAGGCCGGGCGGCACGCCGTTTGGGAACAAGACCTTGACGAGCTTCGACACCATCAGGTAGTTGCTGCCGTAAACCTTGTTGCGCTCGTCGAAGGTCGAAGCCATGTCGCGCAGGATGTCGCCTGTCGTCTTCGGCTGTTTGTCGATCCGCAGCGATGCGGGCGCGTCAGAGGCAAGCGATGTTTCGGATTGGGTCATGAAATGCGTCCACGGTGTGAATGAAATGGCGAACGGCGGGGATGCCGTTCGAGCGATACATGTCCACGACGCCTTGGTGGTCGTCGAAGGCCATCACGATTTCCTCCTTCTTTACTTTGTAACAGTTGTTCGGACCGAAGAGCCAGCCCAGTTGCATCTGCTTGACTTCGGGGCTGGAGCCACGGAAGCCATTCGGACGCATCAGAAGGGTAAAGCCTGCGGGGATGCGCGCGATGGCCGTCAGCCAATGCCTCGTGAGAGCTTCGTGCAGAACCGGGCGCGCCGTGAGGAAGACAACGCGATCGCCAGACCACAAGGGCAGCACGGAGCCATTTGCCGCGTGAACCGGGCGATCGAAGCCGGACAGCGAGTGGTAGTCCGCATAACGCTCGTCGCCGGTCTTTTGCCAGTTGATGAACGGGATCCGCCAACCGTCGTCCGCCAAGCAGTTGTCGATGTCGCAGATGATCGTGCGCATCAGGATTCTGCCTCAACGATCTTCACTGCGCCCGGCTTCATGAGCGCGGCCACCTTGCCGCAGGCGCGCTTCACGTTGCCACGGTTGCTGTACGATTCCGCGCCGTCCGCGATCGTCTTGCCGTTCTTTGCCTTGAGACGCCAATACCAATCGCCGGGGATCGGCAGGCCTTTGTTGCCGGGGCGCTTGAGCCCTCTGTAAAATTCGATGATCATAAATGCTCCTTGTTAAAACGGTAATTCGGTGCCGGCGTGTACGCGAAAGTTGAAGGCGCGCCACAACGCCAGATAAAGAGAGCGCGACTTGCTGGGCTTCACAAACTTGTTCTTGCGCTTCAAGCCGTTCTTCTTCCAGCGCCTGCGGACGGAGATCGCGTCGCGGCATGACGCGAAGAATCGGGGCTTTCGAAACTTGAACTTCAGCATGGCGCGTTTGTGAGCCAGCATCGTTGAGCTTTGCGACGACTGCATGATCAGCCTCCTGTTGCCGGAGGGTTTCTGCGGCAATCAAAACGATATTCGAGCTGAAGCATTGCGACGTTGAAATCTTCAGGAGCTTGCCTCGCCATCAAGCGCATCCTCAAAATGTCGTCTGCCTCGATCTCGATCTTTGAAGCAACGTAGCCGTGGACAAAGCCGGGGAAGCTGCCCTTCAAGATCGTTCCGTCTTTGAGTGTGATAACCACGGCTCAGCCCTTCCGCATCTTGTCCACGATCTTCAAAAGCTCGCCGCGCTTGAGAAGGTTCGGGAACTCGCGCTTGGCGAATGCTTCGATCTCAGCGAAGTAATCGCGCTGACGCGGGAAGAAGAAAGTGTCAGCCCACGGGTGGACCCTCAGCGCCTCGTCGAGCATCGCGTTGATAACACTTTGATACTCACCTTGCGTGCGGCCTCCGGTGCGCGAGCGCGCCAACTCAGCCAGCGTGCGAAGGTTGAATTTGCAAACGATGTTGGTTGCAATGTTGGTCGGCAGGATCCCGCGCGCGTCTTCGGGCGGCACGCCGCGCTTGATGAGGTAGTTGTAGGTGTCCTTGATCGCCTGCAACACCTGATCCACGGCTGCGCGCTCGATGGTGTCTTCATCGTCGAGCTTCCCCGTGTACACATAATCAAAGTCGCCCATGTCCAGGACGCGCATCGTTTGCTGAGCGTAGGAAGCCGCGCGCGTCCGGACTTGCTGATGCGTGTAGGCGCGGCTGACGCCTTCGACGAGAAAAGTGTAATCAACGAACTCCCACGAGCTTGGGATGGTGTTCGCCATGTAGTCGAGTTCGGCAAGCTTCTTGTCGCGCGGCCATGCGCGGATCTCGTCCAGCAGGCCGGGGCTCATGTTGAGTCGGGTGGCCTTCGTGAACAGGAGAACGTCCATGGCGTCCGGGGTGACGCTGATGAGGGTGACTTTCACGACTTACTCCGCAGCTTTTTCGACGATCGCGAATTGGTATTTCACGCCGTCGTGCTCGAAGGTCTTCTTGCCGTCGCGCTTCAGCTCCATGCGGAAGCGGATGTGGGTGCCGATCGGCAAGCCCAGTGCCTCGAAAGCGGCCAGCGTGCTGCGATAGTCCTTCAGCGTTTCGGCCTTGCGCCCTTCTTCGTGGACTTGGACGTTGTGGCGGGCGCTGCGGCTGTTGTGGGTCGCGAGAACGGACCACGACTTGCGAATGGCGGCAGAGCGGTCGGCGGGTGCCTTGACGGCCTTGGGCTTGGCGACGCGAGCGGCCTTGGCGGGCTTCGGCTGGCTAACCTTGTCCATCATCGCGGCGGTCTTCGCCAGCGCGCTCTTCGGCTTCGCAGCGGGCTTCTCTTCGTCCTCGTCCTTGGCGAGCGCGGCGACGGCTGCAGCGTATTGTTTTTCACCAGCAGCACGGCTGGAGAATTTTGTGATGGACTTGCCTGTGATCCGGTTGTACTCGTTGACGAGTTCTTTGGTGGTGGCGGCGGTGACGTTGAATGAAGACATTTGAAAACTCCTTGGTGGTGAAATTAAAGTGCCAAGATCTTGGCGTTGAGAAGGGACAGTTCAGCGATGAGCGCGGCCACTTGGGCCTTTTGCGCGATGGCCTGTTCTTTGGTCGCGGCCTTTTCGATCAACCCGCCAGCGACGGCGTGAACCTTTGCGAGTTGGGCGTTGAAGCTGGCGAGTTGCATTTTCAGTTTTCCTTTCTGAGTTGGTTAAATTTTGGTGACGCGATAGATCGATTCGCAGCGCAGCGCGCGGCCAACGGCCCAGTCGTGGAGCTTGCCTTCACGGAAGGCCGAAACGTGACGGTTGACGAACATCAACAGCGGAACCTCGTTGGCGAAAGCGGCCTTGAAGCGCTCCGGATGATGGGTGGTGACGCTCTTCAGAATTTGATGGCTGCTGGGATAGCGTTGAATGAATTCTTGTTGGGCCACTCGCGTAACTTTGAAGCCAAGTTGGCGGCAAGCTTCGCAAATTGCATAAGTTGAAACGCCATGGCCGTCTTTGCGGCCAAGCTTGGAAAGCGTTGCATGGACGATGTCGTAAGAAACACCGCAAACGACGCTCACAGCAACCACGGAGCAATCTTTCTTTTCGCCAACATTCAAAGAGTGAACTTTCAGGCTTGCGAAAACTTCGCTGCGTTCGATGAGGCTTTTGGCTCTTGGCATTTGCAAATTCCTTTAAGTTGAAACCTGTTCAAAATCGAACAGTAACGACATTATGCTCCACATTTTTGAAAAAGGCAAATTTATTTTTAAATGCGGAACAGCTCAGTGATTCCGCCACCAATCGGCCACAAAGCTCTTCTCAACGGCGTCGATCTTCGCCCGCAAGCCTCTCTTCGCGGCGGCTTGAGCGTTGGTCCGCGCCATCGGGTTGTAGCGACGCCGGGCGCGTCTGGGCCGGTAAAGGTCGATGCCCAGCGATAGGGAGTCGAGAAGCGCCATCACGTCCTTGAACCGGATCATTGCATGCGCTGCTGGAGAAGTTTCGCCGTCGAGTCGCCTTGTCGTGCGAGAGTCGGGATCTGCTGAACAAAGCCCTTCGACATGCGCTCAATATAACTTGCGATCGGCTCACAATCGTACAGCGCGACACCGCCCAAGATGCGCCGGATCCGCTTGCAACCGAAAGAGACGCGCTGCCCCTTGGCCAAGGTGGCCAGGAATGGCTCATGGCTGGGCGTTACGAAGGCGGTTGGGCCGATGTAAGGGCCACGGGCGATAAGCCGCACGGCTGGGCGATCCCCAATCGTCTTGTCGATCGATGCAATGGTGCCAGAGATGATGATGTCAGCCGTGGAATATTTCCGGTCGGCAGCAACCTCGTTCGCTTCATACGCTTCGTGGAGCTTTCGCGCTTCCACAACGCTCATTCGCCAACCGATCGACGCCTGCCCGCCGTCAATGTAGGTTTCCAGATCGTCCTTCACTAGCGCGGTGGCGGCGTCCGGGGAAAGGCGCGCGGCCATCGACGGTTGCGCGCAGGCGGGCGAGTTGTAAACGAAGAGCGCTGCAAGAACGGCGATAAGCGCAGCGGCGATTGTCGTGGTGATGAGTTTCATGGCAAGCTCCTTTTGAGATCGAGAATTTCCTGATTCGCTTCGATTAGGCGCTGGTTCAAGCGCGCCATTTGTTGATCGAGCGGACGCTTCACTTCTTCCAGCTCTTCGCGCAACGCCTTGGCCTCCTTTTGGGCCTTCTCCAGCAAGCCGTCTTGCGCGCGATGATAGGCAAGCTCTTCGTCCATGCGATCCTTCGTCACCCACCACTGGGGCTTGATGCCGGGTCCGCGAGAGAAGTCCAGCGTGCCGTGTTGAACGTCATGTTGCTCCAACTCGGTCATCATGCGGCCTGGACACATTGTCGGCATTGAAGCTTCTGCGCCACCGCATTGAGCGCAATGGCGCAAGTCGTCTTCGCGCTGGTGGTAAGCGTGTCCTGTTTGCTTGCAAGGCTTAATGTCGAAATTGCCATTGCCGCGATCGTTTGTAACGTTGAAATCTTCCATGTCGTTCTCCAGTTAAGTTGAAGCGCTCTCGCGCATTTTGCGAAGTTTGCCCATGAGGGCATTGTGGCCAATTCGGGATCCGTTTAGCTTCCACGACTTGCGCCACGTCATCACGTTGCGAACAGCTTTCCGCTCAACAACGGCTTGGATGCTCATCGCGTCGAATGTCCACGGCTCCGATTCGATGAGGCGCGCTTGATTCTTGATGGCAGTCGCGAGCGTTTCCGCCTGCAACACTGCCAGCTCATCTTCGGGCTCAAGCGCGAGCGTGATCATTTGGCGCTGTGGCGTGAACGGCCATAGGCGTCTTCGTTGATGAGGCGCTTGATCACGGCGATGTCGTGAACAACGTCGTCCAGCAATATGTTGCGCCACGTCCCGAAGCGGCCCAGCGAGTAAATGTCGTGGTGATTCGAAAGCGCGAGAATAAAGCCCTTGCGCCAGCGATCGTCGATGGGCGAGATCTTCCCATAACGCTGCTTCGTCGTCTCCATCTCTTCCGCGTCGGTGTAGATCAAGCCGAATGGCGCGAACACGTTGAAGTTGTCCGTCGTCGCGCCGATCCATTCCGCAATCAGCAGATCGCCGGTGATGCTGACGCGATAGCAAGTCGTCAACGGGTCGCTCACGTACACCGATTGGAAGATGTCCGCGCCCTTGATGCGCCAGCGCTTGACGGTGATTTCAGCGTAGTCGAAGGAAGGCGACTCCGTGCGCATCATTGCGGCCATGACGTTCATCGGGATCGTGCTGATCAACGGGCCAATCATTTTCTCCTTGCCTAGATCCACGGACGTTCCCCACTGGATCCGATCGCCCGCGCGCGTCATCAGTTGCTCGATGAAGTCTTCAGGCGCGATGAACCGTTCAACCGGGTTGAGGCTCCACACGCTCCGATCGGCGAGCTTGCCGACGACCTTCTTGGAATAGCGGTTGGCGTGCAGGATCGACGGCTGCACGTAGCGCCCTTCAGACCACAAGCCTTTATGCACAACAACTTTGCGGAAGTCGATGCCCACCGCGTCGGCGACGGCTGTGGAGCGGAAGCGCAACAGCGCCTTGTGGCCAACCATCTTCTCGCGCGGCGAAGCTTCATAAACTTCGGCCTGCGGGAAGACGCTGGCAGCGATGAGGCCGGAGATCCCGGCACCTAGTATTTTCACGATGGATCCTTAAAGTAAGTGGTCGAAAACTTGCCCGATGAGCGCCTTGGATTGCTCCACGACTTCGGGCGGCGGCTGAATGTCGATCTTCTTGAAGCCGTAGTGGCCGTCTGGTTGCGTCCAACCGCTTTTGCCGACCGGATGGCCGTTCTTCACGGCGAGCGTTTGAACGTGGTAGATGATGCAGTGGCGGCCAACGTCGGCGATCTCGTCGCGCTCGTGAGAGATCCGCTGCGTGATCGCGGTGACGACAAACCAAAAGCGAAGCGTGTGCTTGTCGTGGAATTTGTAGCCCTTGTTGTCGATCAACCATGCAGGCTCGCCGTCCGTCCAGCCATAGCCGATCTCCATGCAAACGATCTCGCCAACAGCGGCGATCGGCTTGAGCATGTCGTTGCGCGTCGCGCATTTCAAGGCGGTGGCTTCGCTCTTGTAAGAGGTCTTGCAGATCGGGCAGATGTAAACGGGTGCGATGCTCTTGGAGTCGTCGCGGATCGATTGGAGATCCTCAAGGGATAAAAGTTTGCGCATGACTGATCCTCATTAAGTTGAAGCGGTCAAAACGTACCGCAGCGCGATTCTGCTCCACATTTTGGTTGTCGGCAAGTGCGCAACAAAAATAAATTTGCCGAGTCCAGTTTTTTGGAGGCAGAATCGAGGCTCTTGCGGATTTACTCAAGATCTCAACTTCAATGAACGGAGCGGCGAATGCCGAAAGTATATGTAACACAACTGCCTCATCGCAGGGACAAAGAGACGCAGACTCTTGTCCCTGCGTTCAACTTGAATCCGGCGATCGAGCATGGCGAGTTGAACGTGATGATGCCAGCGCAGTCCGCCTTTCAGGCGACGAGCGACTTGGTGAGGCAACTGAGCGAAAAGCTCTCGAAGTATTCCTATGTGGACGGCGACTCGTTGTTGTTGCTGGGCGACAGCTCTATCATCGCCGCGAGCGTCGGCATTCTCGCGAAGCACCACGAGCGCTTCGCGATCTTGCGCTGGGACCGGAACTTGGCGCGCTATACCCGCGTGGTGTTGAACGTATGAGTTTCGAATACGTCAACAAGACATACGGGTTGAGCGTGAAGCGCGGCGATCGCGTTTCGCTGCCCGGCTCGCTCTTCGGAAGAATAACGAGCGCGACGCATTACTTAAACGTGCGCATCGATGGCCGCAAGTTCTCCGTCCCGTATCATCCAACCGACGTGAAGGTGATTTGAATGTACGGTTGCTGGAATCGCGCGCCACTTCGGGATACGATCGAAGTGAAAACGCTTGTGCCAGCAAAGCCCGTCTTCGGACAGCCGCCGTCCTTCGCCATCGGCTTCAAAGAGATTCCAAACGTTAACAGCAAGGATTGCCGTTACGATCTGCGCCCGACTGATCCAAGGTGTGCAGGATGCAGGTGGATCAAAAACGGAGAGCCAATCGCCTCCACAACTCAACTTAAACAGGAAACATTGAAATGAGCATCCCACTCGAAGAACTCACCGCAGCGGCCAAGAAACTGATCGAGGCCGAAAAGGCAACCGAAGACGCGGAAAACGCACTGAAGGTTGCGAAGGAAAAAGAGCGGGTGATGCGTGAAGAGACGCTGCCCGGCATGATGCAAGAGATCGGCGTCGAAAAGATGACGCTGCTGGACGGCAACGAAATCACGGTGAAGCAGGAAGTCTATGCGAGCGTTCCAGCTCACGCAAAAGAGCGCGCTTGGGCGTGGCTCGAAACCAACGGCTATGGCGGCCTGATCAAGACCGAAGTCGCGGTGGAGTTCGGCAAGGGCGCGCTGGAAGAAGCGCACGAACTCATCGACAAGCTCGCGTCGATCGGCGTCACCAATGCGACGCTCTCGCGCGACGTTCACGCGCAGACGTTGAAGGCGTTCTTGAAAGAGCGCCTGGCCAACCCGAAGATCGCCGACGACTACACGCCGGAAGAGATCGAAGCCGGACAAACGCCGTTGTCGCTGGAGATGTTCGGCGCGCGTCCCGTGATGACCGCCAAGGTCAAGCAGAAAAAGTAACCCCAACAAGCCGCAAGGCAAGTCGTCTGCCCGAAAGGCGGACGTTAAACCAACCGGATCTCTTCGGAGATCTAAAACTAAACTGTAACTAGGAAACATTATGAAATTTCACAACTCTCTCATCGGCATGGCCGTCTTGATGATGGCAGCGGGCAAGGAAGCCTCTTCGGGCGGATCCGCGAAGTCCACAACCAAGCCGCCTTCCGACAAGAACGAAGTGGCGACGCAAACCGCGAATGCCAACGCCGTCGCGGTCGCTGAGCTGGACTTCTCCGGCGACGCAGGCATGGGCACCGAAGGCGTGGACAAGGACTCGCAAGCCATCCCGTTCCTCGTGGTGCTCCAATCCAACTCGCCAGCCGTCGTGGACGAGACGGTGCCCGGCGCGAAAGCGGGCTTGATCATGAACTCCGTGACCGGCGAGCTGTTCGAAAAGATCGTTCTGGTGCCGGTGTCGTTCCAGCGGCGCTTCGTCGAATGGGCTCCACGGAAGAAGGGCGGGGGCTACAAGGGCGAGCACATGCCGATGGCCGTCGAAAACGGCGAAGTCGGCTACAAGGCGGCGGATTCCGTCAGCGCTTACTTCGTCGCTCCGGAAGGCGCGAAGCCGTTGCCCGTTCTGCAAGCCAAGGACGAGCACAACGCGCTGAAAGATACGCGCAGCCATTACGTGCTCGCGATCAAGCCTGACGGCACCTTCTTCCCTGCGCTCTTCCCGCTCGCATCGACGCAAATCAAGAAGTCGAAAAAATGGATCTCGATGATCCTTGGCGTGCAGCTCCGCAACGGCGCGGGCCAGCTCTACAACCCGGCGTCGTTCAGCCACATGTACACGATCGGCACCGTGAAGGAAAGCAACGACCAAGGCCAATGGCATGGCATCACCGTGGACGCCAACGGTCCCGTGAAGGTTGCCGAGATCTACAACGCGGCGAAAGAACTTCACGCCCAGATCCAGGCCGGCAAAGTCAACGTCGTTCAGCCTGACGCCAACGTTGGCGCGGGTGGTGACGAAGGCGGCGACGGGGACGGCAAGGGCTTCTGATCCGCGTCCTGAGCTGAAATTGTTGGGGCTTTCGCAGGCTCCATAGTTCGAGGGACCGGAGCAATCTGGTCCCTCTTTTTTTGATTGGAATAATCATGCCAAAAACTTATATGCCGACCTGCAAGGTCAAAACAAAAAGCTCCGAAGGCAGCATCATCGAATTCGCCGGGCCGTCCAACGACGAAAAGAATGCAGCCGCCTTCACGGTTTTCCTTGGGCCGCAAGCGTTCACCCACGTGCATGCTGAGCGCAATCGCCAAAACGAAAAGCGCCACACGAGCGAAGAAGACGACAAACTCAAAGAAGGTCAGCTCCACACGGCAGCAATGGCCGTTCTCGCCAACGATCCAAAGCTCTGGCCGTTCGAAGGCGCAATGAAGCTGCGCGCGCGCCGTGACCAATGCAAGGTGGCTGCTGCGCTGCTCATCGCTGAGATGGAGCGCATTGACCGGGTTCAGGCCGCTGCTAAGGGGGCTTGAAATGGCATTCAAATATATCGACGCCGACAAGGCGCGCATCGCAACCGCAGCGCTGACGGGGCGGATCTTTCTTGGCGTTCCGGATCCAGCTGGCAATCGCTTCGTCGGCGTCACCAAGGACGTTACCAGCGACTGCCTCAAGGCCGTCGTGGACAAGGTGGTGCTGGAAGACACCAGCATGCTCGTCGTCACGGAGAACGGCGCTCCAGCGTATGAGATCACGGTGAAGAAGATCGGAGCGACGCAATGAGCAGCGGCGAGCATGAGCAGATGATTCAGGACTGCGAAACCCGCGAGTCCAAGCTCACCGATTGGGAGCGAACATTTATCGACTCCATCAGCAACCAGATCGCTGAAGGAAAATCGCTCAGCCCGAAGCAAGCTGAAACACTCGACAAGATCTGGGAGCGGGTTACATGACACAAGAATTCCAAAGCGCCGTGCTCGAAGCGGCGCGCCGTTACATCGCGCGCGGGTGGGCCGTCTTCCCGCTGCATTCGGTTATCGAGTCGGAGGGAAAGCTTCAGTGCACGTGCGGCACGATCAATTGCACGGACGCCGGGAAGCATCCGCGAAACGCGCGCGGCCTGAAGGAAGCCTCCAAGGATCTCGCCACGATCGAAAAGTGGTTTGGACCGGACGCAGAGTCCAGCAACATCGGCATCGTAACGGGCATGATCTCCGGCATCACGGTGCTCGACATCGACACCGGACCGGGCAAGGCGGGCGCTGAGACGTGGGCAGAGATCGTCTCGCAAAATGGCGAGTTCCCAACACTCAACTCCGAAACCGGATCGGGCGGCATGCATATGTTGTACGTGTACAACAGCGCGCTGAAGACGGCGGCAAACGTTCTTGGGCCGGGCGTGGACGTTCGCAATGACGGCGGCTATATCGTCGCCGCGCCATCGCTCCACCGCTCTGGTGGGGTTTACTCATGGGAAGACGAAGCGGCCAGCCTTGCCCCGCTTCCGCCACACCTGAGCAGGCCGAAGGAGCGACGCGGGCGCAAGAAGAAGGACGACATGCACCGCTCGAAGTATTCGATCGAGCAGGTGAAGAAGATGTTGGAGTTCATCCCGGCAGACGATCGGGATCTGTGGCGGCATATCGGCGTGATCCTTGGCCGTGAATTCAAGCTCGCTGACGCCGCGTGGGATGCCTATTTCACGTGGTCCGAAACATACAAGGGAAAGAAAGGGCGCAACCATGAAGACATCATGCGAGAAGCTTTTTACGATCTATCTCAGCAAGAGGCGGAAACAAAACTCACGATTGGCACCATTGTGCGGCATGCGATGGAGGGCGGTTGGGCTCCGCAGGCAGGTGAAGTCCCGATGGGCCATTTTGTTTACTACGGGCCGGGCAACAATTTCATCTATCGGCCAACCGCGAGCTACTGGCAAGGGCCAGCGGTGGACGCCGCTGTATCGCCGGTCAACATCGACGGCGTGATCTACGCGGCGACGGCGCATCTGAAGCTCACGCAGCTTTGTACATCGCTGACCTCGAACCCGCAATTGGAGGATGACTTCATACCGGGCAAGGATTGCCGGGACGGCGAGCTGATCGAGGTGGCCGGAGGCGCGGTCTTCAACAACTACCGCAGGCCTACTATCGAGCTGGGGGACGCGCGCCTTGCTGGCCCATTTCTGACCCACGTGCGCATGGTCTTCAACAAGAAGATGGAAGGGCAAAAGAGCGACGCAGATCAATTCCTAGATTACATGGCCCACCGCGTCCAAAAGCCATGGGAGAAGCCCAGATTCGCGCTGCTCTTGGCAGGCCAGCAAGGGACCGGCAAAGACACGTGCATCGACATGTGCGGTCCGGCCATCGGCCAGTGGAACTTCGCGAACATTGCGCCGGAAGCCTTCGAGAGCAACTTCAACGAGTTCTACGCCGCAACATTGGTCCGCGTCAGCGAAACATCGAACCTCGCAGAGATGAGCAAGTGGGCGTTCAACGAGCAAACAAAAGTGCTGATCGCCGGAAACCCGGACAACCAGACGATCAACCCGAAGTATGGCCAGAAGTACACCGTGAAGATGTATTGCGGCGTGATCATGACGACGAATCACTTGGCGTCCGGGATCTTCATCCCGCCCGGCGATCGCCGATATGACGTGATCGAGAGCGCAACATTGACAGAGATGAGGCTGGAAGAGGACGACGTGCGCGGGGCTTACTTCGAAGAGCTTTGGGGATGGTTCAACGAGGGCGGCAATCGGCACATCGCCGCATGGCTCCACGAGCGCGATATAAGCGCCTTCAAGCCCGCGACTGGCCAACGGAAGACCGAAGCCCACCGGACGGTGGTAGCTGCCGGCATGGGGTCGGATGCGTGGCTTATTGACGCGATCGACGAGCTTGGGGCGACGGACTTGATCCGGGCCGATTGGATCGTGGACATCGCCGAAACCGCTGGAATGAAGCCAAATGAGGCGCGCGCAAAGTTATCGATGGCGATCGGGCGCTGCGGATATTCTGTTTATCGCAATCCGAATATGGCTGATGGGCGATGGAAAATCGGCAAGAAAAACGTCATCGTTTACATCAAAAATGGCGGCTCTCCTGCGGACTTTGAAAGCCTAGCAAAAGAGCGATTTTAACCTCAATCGAGCGTTTGAATAGTTACGAATTTGCAACGAATTTTCCGCATGGAGAAATGACGGTTACGTTTAGTAATAAGTAGCGCGGACTTAAGAAAGCGTCCTAAGTTATTGCACGGCAACGACTTTTTGGAAAACGGTCCGTGCCTGCATACCGCTAGTCCGCGCTGGTATAGAGCTTAAAAATAAATAAAAAATAAAGGGCAAAGTGGGTATTAACTATTTCTGCTAGGAGCGTATAGGTAGCGCGGACTAGCGGGTGTCAAGCACGGACCTATAATTGGAATTTTGGAGGCTGAAATGGAAGGTTATTTGAAGCTCAGATTTGGATGGATCGAGCGCGCCGTGCAAGAGCTTGGAAGTCCTGAGAACATTCTCAGCAACGAGATCCCGATTCCAGCGAATATGAAAGCCCACCAAGCGCGAGCCCATTTTTGCGAAGGCATGGCAGCGTGCGGTTATGAGATCGACAAAAATCCTAAAACAAAAGATGGTCGGTGGAAGGTCGGGCGCAAAAATCTAACCCGATACAGCAAGAAAGCGGGACAATCCACACCATGATAAAACTCACACCCAAGCGCGAAGCTTTCTGTCAAGCGATGGTCAAATTGAAGAACCAATCAGCTGCGTACAGAAAAGCTTTCAATGCCGAGAACATGACGGCAAAATCTGTACACGAGGCGGCGTGCGGGTTGATGAAAGACGCCAAGGTCAAATCAAGGCTAGAAGAGTTGAACAGCCGTGTGTTGGCCAGGGCAGAAATTGACGCGGCGGAAATCGTGCGGCATCTCGCTGACATTGTTCAGGCCGATCCGAACGATCTCATGCAGTTTCGTCGTCTCAACTGCCGCTACTGCAACGGCATCGAACATAAATACCAGTGGAAACATTTGGGCGAGTTTCACAAAGCCATCGACGATTGGGAGGCCGCGAAGGAAGCTCACCACGATCGGATGCAGCGAGCCACGAAGCAAACAGAATTCACCAAGCCAATGCCGACCGATGATGGCGGCTACGGCTTCAAGAACAACGCGGATCCGGTCGCCGATTGCCCGGTGTGCGAGGGTGAAGGCGTTGAAGATTTGTTCATCCAAGACTCGCGCAAGCTGACCGGCCCTGCCCGTCGTCTCTACGCGGGCGTGAAGCAGACAAAGAACGGCATCGAGATTCTGACGCGCTCGCAAGACGGCGCGATGAAGATGCTGGGCGAGCATTACGGCATGTTCAAGCAAATCATCGACGCCAATGTGAAGTCGCAAAATGAAAACACCAACACGAACCTCAACAGCGAGCCACTGGGGCTTGAAGAGCTTAAAGCGGTGGCGAAGGCTCGCGGACTTCCGACAACGATCTTCGACAAGCGCAAATGAATCGCGACGATCTCGACCTGCTCGAACAGATCGCTGTTCTGGAAGCGCGCGAAGACTTCTGGGCATTCCGGCAATACATGAATCCCTCGTTGAAGCTGGGATGGTGGCAGCGCGAGATCTCCAACGTCTTGAGCGATTTTTATGATGAGCTGATCGCCGGAGCGCGCCCGAAGTATGTGATCGAAGCGCCACCGCAACACGGCAAGTCTTTCCAGATCCTCGATTTCATCGCGTGGCTCGCCGGAAAACATCCCGACAAAAGAACAATCTACACGTCGTTTTCAGAACGCTTGGGCGTGCGGGGAAATTTGCGCATGCAGCGGATCCTCGACAGCGAGAAGTACAAGAAGGTTTTCCCGGACACGATCATCAACCAATCGAACGCCGTCACTGTCTCGTCGCAAAGCTTGCGCAACCGCGAGATCATCGAGTATGTCGGGCGCGAAGGCTATTTCAGGAACACCACCGTTCGTGGCTCCATCACCGGTGAGGGCTTGGACCTTGGCGTGATCGACGATCCGATCAAAGGTCGTGAGGCGGCAGGCTCGCAAGTCGTTCGCGACGCAACGTGGGACTGGTTCACGGACGACTTCTTCAGCCGCTTCTCAGAGGAAGCAGGGCTGTTGTCTATCCTGACGCGGTGGCATCTCGACGATCCGATTGGGCGCTTGCAGGCGATCGACTCGACGGTGAAGACGTTCAAATATCCCGCGATCGCGCAAGGCAAGCGGACGGCCAACGACCAGCGCAACCGCAAGGAGGGTGAGCCCCTTTTCCCTGAGCTCAAGTCGTTGGAGTTCTTGCTGGAGCGCAAGGGCATCATGAGCGCCGGCAACTGGGGCGCGCTTTACCAACAAAACCCGACGGTCCAAGGCGGCGACATCATCAAGGGCGAATGGTTCAAGCGCTACACCGTGTTGCCCAAAATCGTTTACCGCAAGATCTTCGCCGACACCGCGATGAAGACGAAAGAGCACAACGATTACAGCGTTTTCGAATGCTGGGGCAAGGGCGAAGACGGCAAGGCATATCTCATCGATCTCATCCGTGGGAAGTGGGAAGCGCCGGAGCTTAAGCGCCGGGCAGTGGACTTCTGGAACAAACATAAAGCGATGCCCGAAGACGGCTTGGGGTTGCTGCGGCAAATGGTCGTGGAAGACAAGGCCAGCGGGACCGGGTTGATTCAAGACATCCGCACGTCGCCGTCTGGTGAAGGACGGTTCAAGGGCGTCATCCCGATTCTCGGCAAAGAGCGCAACAAGGACAAGTACACGCGCGTCAGCGACGCCATCCCATACATCGAATCCGGTTATGTTTATATTCCGCTCGAAGCCCCATGGGTCAGCGACTTTCTCGCTGAGGCCGAAGAGTTCACGGCAGACGACACGCATTCTTTCGACGACCAAATTGATCCGATGTGTGATGCGATTGAAGATATGATCGCGGGGTCAGGCAAGCTAGACATCTGGAAAGGCATCATATGAATCGACATCAACGGCGCGCGCAAGCCGCCCAAGCCCGCGACGCAGCGCCCGCTGCCCCTATCGTCGGCGCGCCCGCCGTAACGCCTGCCCGGACAATGGACGGCTTCCAGAATTTGCTGCTAAAGCTTGGTGAAGGATCGACGGTCCAAAGCGGTGGATACACAAACACTCGCATCAGCAGGAATTATCCGCAGCTTGATGCGATGTACAGAAGCTCGTGGATCGTCGGTCAGGCCGTCGATGCGGTGGCCGAAGACATGACGCGCGCGGGGATCTCGCTGATGGGCATCAAGCCGGAGAATGCCGCGAAGATGCAGCGCCAGATGACGCGGATGGGATTGTGGCAAGGCATCACACAAAACATTAAGTGGGGCCGCTTGTATGGCGGCTCGATCGCGGTGATGATGATCGACGGGCAAGACCTTCGCTCGCCGTTGCGCATGGAGACGATCGGCAAGGGACAGTTCACAGGCTTGAAGGTCTTCGACCGTTGGAGCGCTGCCCCCAACCTCACGTACAAGATCATGGACGGCATGCAGATGGGCTTGCCGGAATACTACAACATCAGCCGCCTTGGCTTGACCATCCACCACTCGCGCGTGATCCGCCAGATCGGCATTGAGCTGCCCTACTATGAGAGCGAGCGGGAAGAGTTCTGGGGCGCTTCGATCGTGGAGCGCTTGTATGACCGGCTGCTGCCTTTCGACACGGCGACGGCGGGCGCGGCGCAACTGATGAGCAAGGCGCATCTCCGGACCGTCCAAGTTGAAGGGCTTCGCGAGATCCTTGCGCAAGGCGGCATTGCGGAAGAGAACTTGATCAAAATGTTCTACCTGATGGGCCGTCTGCAGAGCACCGAAGGCGTCACGCTGCTCGATGCAACAGACAAGTTCGAGGCCCACAGCTACACATTCAGCGGCGTGGAGGGGATCATCACGCAATTCGCTCAACAGATCTCCGGCGCAACCGGGATCCCGCTGGTCCGCTTGATGGGACAGTCGCCTGCTGGTCTGAATTCGACGGGCGAGAGCGACATGCGGATGTACAACGACAACATCGCTCAGCAACAGGAATCGCGCTTGCGCCTTGGCCTTCAAAAACTGCTCGACGTGCTGCATTGGTCCACGATCGGATCCGCGCCTGAAGACGACTTCGATTTTTCGTTCAACCCGCTGAAACAACTCGACGCGAAAGAGCGTGCTGAGACTGCTGAGCGGATGGTGAAGACGATTGTCGAAGCCTACGGTGAAAACCTCATCGACAGGCCAACCGCGATGATGGAGTTGCAAGCCGTCGCTGAGCTCACATCGATGTTCGGAAACATTGATCAGACGATGATCGACGAGGCCATTGCGATGGTGAAGGCCGCGAAGGAGGATCCGCCCGTTGGCGGCGATCTCGATCCGCTGACCGGCCTGCCGAAGCCGCCACCGCCGATCGTGGCCGATCCGAACGCCAAGCAGGGCGACAAAACCGTGAAGCCGGGCGATGGCCAGCAAGCGGCGTAACAAGTTCGAAGCGCCCAAGCTCGCTGAACAGGAATATGAGCGGGCGTTGCGCCGGGTCGCGCGCGCCGTCGCGTCGATCATCGAGCCATACATTGAAGGCGCGACGATCCCGCAACTTCCCGCGCTGCTAAAGCAACTGCAAGCCTATTCAGACGCCATCGGGCCGTGGGCCAGTCGCATCGCCGCAGCAATGTTGGAGAAGGTCCAAGCGAGCGACAAGCGGGCGTGGCGCGCTGAGAACAAAAAGTTTGCGCAGGGCTATCGGGCGCTGGTCGGCGACTCAGCAGTTGGACGCGCGGCGGTTGCGTTGCAAGGCGAGCAAGTCTCGCTGATCCGATCCCTTCCGATCAAGGCGGGCGAGCGCGCGCAACAACTCGCGGTGGACGCCACAATCAACGGTCGCCGCGCGGAAGACGTTGCAGGCGATCTGCGCAACATTGGCCGCGTCACCGAAGCGCGCGCAATGCTCATCGCTCGAACGGAGATCGCCAAGGCCAACAGCACGATGACGCAGGCGCGATCGGCGGCGCTTGGATCGACGGCATACATTTGGCGGACGGCGGGCGACGAAGCTGTGAGAGAGTCCCATGCAGAGATGGAAGGGGAAGTGGTCCGCTGGGATCAACCACCAACATTAAGCGACGGCACGACGACGCACGCCGGGCAGATTTATAACTGTCGATGTTTCGCTGAACCGATCTTTCCGGATCTCGAAGAATGAATTATTTGCCTGCCTAAAAAATTGCGGTCATAATTCACGCCAACATGCACTTCTACTGTACGGCCAAACTTTCCGACAAGATGCACAAGACCCCTGAAGGGTATCTTGTGTGTCAGGATGTCGCCATCACCCGCGTTGGTGAATTGCAGTACCTTCCCGGCGAGATGCCGACCATCGCGCGCGGGAACAACGACATCATTATTGTTGAGCGGACCGAAGACGATGTGTTTCATGAAGACACAATTCGCTCCTTCGAGGGCAAGCCGATCACGATCCACCACCCGAAAGAATTTGTCGGGCCTCACAATTACCGTGAGCTGTCCGTTGGCTCGTTGAACAATGTTCGACGCGGAACGGGCGACATGCTCGGCAAGCTCGTCACCGACTTCCTGATCACGGACGCCACGGCCATCGGCAAGGTGGAGCGGCGCGAACTTCGCGAAGTGTCGTGCGGTTATGAGGCAGAATACAAACAGTTGAAGCCGGGACGTGCCCGGCAGACCGACATCCGGGGCAATCACGTTGCCCTAGTACCTCGCGGGCGCGCTGGCCCAGAGTGTGCAATCTTCGACAGCGCACCAAAGGAAATTCCAATGTCCACCGCCAAAGAAAAGTTTCTGGCCATGATGTCCAAGGTGTTCGACGGCGCGCCAGACGATGGCGATGAAACGTCGGATGAATTCAAGCTCTTCAAGAAAAAATCCGCCAAGGAAAAAGAAGACCTTGAAGCCGAAAAAGCCGCCCTCGACAAGAAGGCGAAAGACGCGCAAGCTGTAGCCGATGCAGCCACCGCTGAGCTCACAACCACCAAGGCCGCGCTTGCAAAAGCGACGACCGATCTGGCCACCGTGACTGCCGAAGTCACCGCGCTGAAGTCGCCTGCGAAGACGACCAACGACGCGGCCACCGTCGCCAAGGCCGAAATCCTCGCGCCCGGCATCGCTGCCGACACGAAGGAAATTCAAGTTGCAGCGCTGAAAACCGCTTACGCAACCGCTGACGGCAAGGCCGCGATCGACGCCTTCACGGGCGGCAAGGCTCCGGCGTATGACAATGCCGCAGTCGTGGACGTGATCTTCAACGGCGCTTCCGCCTCGATCGCTGCCGCGCGCAAAGCCGCGCTGGCCGGTGGTGGCGGCGGAAACGGCAACCCTGCAAAAACCGGCGATCAACAGACCGTCGATTTTTACGCCAACTTCGCTGAGCAATCGGCGAAGATCCACACCATCCCGAAACTCTGAAGCGAGAACGACATGACCCAAATCATCACCAACTCCATGCCCATGGGTGTTCCCGGCGATCTGTCGCGCTCGCACGCGATCGTCGAATCCTACAACCAGAACGTCACGCTGCCTGTCGGCCTGTACGGCGTGCCCGTCAAGCTGGGCGCTGCCGCTGATACCGTGAGCCCGATCGTTGCTGCTGGCACGTCGGCTTCCGTCGTCGGCTTCATGGTTCGCTCGTTCCCGTCGCAAGGTGGCGCTGTCGTCAATGAAGCGTTCGGCGTCGGCGTCCCTCCTTTGTCCGGCCCTGTGTCGGTCATGAAGGAAGGCTACATCATTGTGAAGAACAATGCCGGCACGCCCGCCAAGGAAGGCATCGTGTACATGCGCATCGGAACTCCAACCGCCGACAAGCCGCTGGGCGGCATCGAGGCCGCTGCTGACGGCGCGGACACCGTGGTTCTGGTCGGCGCGCAATTCATGGGCGCAGCAGACGCGGACGGCAACGCTGAAGTCCGCTTCCGCGTCGGCAACTGATCCCGCAGCAACACTTCGAAACTACCAAGGAAACTGACATGAAAAAATTCCGCTTCGCCTCGATGCTCGCTGCAACCATTGCGCTCGCATCGCTGGCCTTCTCCCTGCCCGCTGCTGCGGCAAAAGCTTTCGTGGATCAAGCCCCCAAGCTCGCCTATGAAGGCGCGCTGAGCCTGCTCCAGCCGGTCGCCCGCGCGATCGAAGGATGGATGTTCTCCAGTGGCATGGCGCTGAGCATCCTGCAAACCTTCGACCAAGCCACCATCGATTCGACAGGCGTCTTCTTCCAGACGGAGCTGACGCGCGTCGATCCGGTGTTGAATCAGCCGCTGGCCGAATTCACGTGGTCGCGTGACGTGGACATTGGCCCATTGGACATCGGTGACGAAACCACCGCGTTCGATGCCGTGAAGTACACCGCTGTCGGCGGCGTCCAACCCGCTGGCAAGTCCTTCATCGGACCGAAAGCCACGGAGATCGGCAACGTCGGCATCGACATGGAGCGCAAAACCGCTGCCACCTTCGTGTGGGCGGAAGCCGTGCAGAAGACCGTGATCGAGCTGGCCCAAGCCGCCAAGCTGGGTCGCAACCTCGACGCAACGCTGCTCGACGCGCTGAACATGAAGAAAAACGTGGACACGCAAAACCAGGTGTACACCGGCGACGTTCTGCAAAACATCAAGGGCCTCGTGAACAGCACGCTGATCACCGCCACCGATGTTGCGCTGAATGCTGGCGCCACCAGCCGTCTGTGGATCAACAAGACCGACGACGAGATCTTGCAGGATCTGAACACGCTGCTGACCGCTGCGTGGGCCCAGACCGGCTACACCGTGATGCCGCGTCGCCTTGGCCTGCCACCGGCCAAGTTCGCTTACCTGGTGTCGCGCAAGATCGTCAACGGCTCGATGTCCATTGCCAAGTACCTGGCCGAAAACAGCATTGCCATGACCACCAACGGCGCACCGCTGGAGCTGGTCCCGATGCGCGAGCTGACCGGCGCGGGCGTTGGCCCGACTGATCGCATGATCGCTTACACGAAGCGCAAAGACTTCGTGCGGATCCCGATGTCGCCGATGCTCTCGACGCCGGTCCAGTACAAGGATCTGTACCAGCGCGTTGTGTACTACTGCCGTTTTGGCACCATGGAGTTCCCGAAGCCTGAGACGCTTCGTTACGCTGACGGCTTCTAAGCCGGCAGATCCCGAAACTTCAGGAGAGCAACATGGCAAAAGACAAATTCATGAAGGTGAAATTCCTTCAGTCCACGGAGTTGGCCGGGGTCGGCTACTCGTCCGTGGGCGGTCCCGCGCGCGACGGTGTTTATCACGCCGTCCCTGCTTCGGTGCTCGCGGCAAGCGAGTATGCGGAGAACATGGCCAAGGCAGGCTTGCTGGAGATCCTTGGCGATGGCCAATCCCCGGAAACCGCTGGCGATCGCGTCCAACCCGAAGAGCTTGCCGCGTTCAAGGACAGCGGCATGTCGGAAGAGCAATGGCTGGCCAAGCAACCAGTCGATCGTGGCGCGCTGGTGGGCCTGTACAACGAGAAGGTCGCCAAGGACGCTCGTGAGAAAGGCGAAGCCGCCGTTGCTGCTGCCGGCAAGTCCAACAGCGCCAACGCCTCCAAGCGCGAGCTGACGGCGGAAGAGATCGCGGCCAAGGAAACTGCGGACGCTGCAGCCAAGAAGGCGAAGGAAGAAAAGGACGCCGCAGCCAAGGTCAAAAAGGAAGAAGCTGCAGCCAAGAAAACCGCTCCCAAAAAGAGCGGCAAGTAAGTGGCCTTTGTTCTGGCGGACTTCCGCCAACACTTCCCTGAATTCACGGTCGGGTCTTATCCAGATCCGGTTGTTGAATTTTGGGCGGCGTTGGCGGAACTCGAAATCAGCCAGACGCGGTTTGGCGATGCCAGACCCTATGCCGTTGAGTTGCTAACCGCCCATTACTTGGCGAGCGCTCATCTCAACGGCATAGGCAATCCCGGTGTTGGCGGTGGCGCCATCACACAAAAGAAAGTCGGTGATGTGTCGATCGGCTATGACACAAAATTCATCGACAGCGTGAAGAGCATCGCCTATCCAGGCACCCGCTACGGCGTGATGCTCTCAGCGATGCTCAGAAGGTACGGCGCAGGTGCGGTGCAGTTGTGAGCGTAAAAATCACCAAAGACGACGTTGCGAAATTGCTCGCAAACATCGACGCTTTGACCACGAAGCGCGTCTATATCGGCGTGCCCGGTGAAGCCTCTTCGCGCGGCGAGTCGATCACCAATGCCTCCATCGGCTACATCAACGAGTTTGGCTCGCCGGTAAACAACATTCCACCGCGCCCGCATCTCGTGCCCGGCGTGAAATCGGTTGAGCCAAAGATCATCGAGGATCTGCGCAAGAGCGCGAAGCTGGGCTTGAAAAACCCGAATGCGATTGTTGCAGGTTTGGAGCGCGCCGGAATCACCGGCATGCTTGCC